GCATCAAGCCAATAGCAAACAGTTCTTAAGATTTCTTTTGGACCCCGCAATTGATAAACAAACAACAGCCCCGCCCGTCCGATAGCATCAGCGGATCGAAGACGGCCCCGATGACTGGAAACTTAAAGCGCGCTGCCGGGGCAAACCCCCGAGCATGTTCTTTCCCAAACAGGGGCAGTACCAAGACGTTGTCAGAGCCAAACAATTCTGTGCCGAGTGCGAAGTCCAACGGGAATGTTTAACAGCCAACATCGATGAAGACGACGGGGTATACGGTGGGACTAGCGGGCGGCAACGCAAAGAGATGAGGCGCGCTATCAAGCGAGCAGAAAGAGGAAGGCAGCAAAGTGAAAATCGTTCTTACTATCGAAACCTCACGGCACAGGCGGAACCGTGGGAAGAACGAGAACCCCGAGGAAACCCCGGCCCCGGCGACCCCGAACCCGGCGACCCCGATGCCCCAGCCTGAGCGAGTTGCTGAAGGTTTCTTGTCGCCTGAGTTTCAGTTTGTAGAAGGCAGATCAACCCCGCCGCCACCTAGACCGCCGGGCGCTCAACGACCTGTACAATAAGCTATGCACTCAAGTTGCTATTTCATGTTCTAAGGTGTTCGTTTAACAGCCCTTATCTATTCAGGGTTGAGCGGTAACGGTTAGTCCGTAGCTGCGTGACAACACCTAACGCTCAAGCTGGAGGAGTTCTAAATTGGCAGACATCGTTGTTCCAGAAGACCTAACAGCAGTGGTCGATGCCGACCTAACTGCTCTTAGCGATTCCATTCGTGCAGAAGCAGAGGCCGTTGGTGCCGACGCAGCTAACTCTGACGAGGCTCTTGCGCAAGTTGAAATGCTTGTGGCCGACTTTGATCGCGTGAACAACGAGATCAAAGCACGGGAGATGCAACGTCAGGACAGGGCTGATCGGGTCGCCGCAGCGCTCGGCAAACTTTCCGAGCCTGTCCCTGACATGGTTCCTGACATGGGTGAAGTTGTTGTGACTGAACCTATGATGGCTACTGAAGTCGTGGCCGAGTTCACTGCGGTGGAAACACCAGTTGTTGACCCTGAACCTGTAGTTGAGGTTGAGGCCACTGTTGCTCCCGAGGCGACTGCTGAACTTCAAGAAGAAGAAGCAGTTGTTGAAGTAGTCGAAGTTGTTGAGACAGTCGAAGTGATCGAAACCGTTGAGGTTGAGGTTGAGGCTGTCGAAGCGGCAGTTGTTGAAGTAGAAGCAGTTGAAGTAGTAGCCGAGGTTGCAGCCGCTCCGGTGGTTGAAGCAGCGGTCGTAGTACCCGCCGAAGACATCGTGTCTGAGGTGGTTGAAGAATCCACAATCGAGTTGTCCACGGAGGTCAGCGGCATGGAAGACAGCAGTTCCCTTACAGGTGCCGAGGCCAGTTCTGCGCTGACCCGGCTTGTCCCCGACGGTGTTGCACCTATCGGTGAAACAGTTTCTACGGGTGCTGCATTGCACGCGTCGAACGCTGTCCCCGGTATCAGCGAAGGCACCGCTCTTGACCGCATGGAGCTTGCGACTGCGATCACGAAGAAGCGCCACGGAATGAACAACGCTTCTTCAGGGTCGTATGAGCGCATCGTTCTTGCAACCGCACAGTCTGACCTGCCTAACAAGGTCGCCGGTGGCGCTGAGGAAAACTTCTCAGTGTTCGACACGGTTCGCACTAGCTGGGCGCTTGAGTCGCAGCAGCGCACTTCACTTGTCGCTTCAGGCGGCAACTGCGCACCGCTGCCTCCTTCATATGAGTTCTTCCGTTTGGCCGAGCAGATCAACCCTGTTGAGCAGGCTCTCCCAACCGTTGAGGCTCCCCGTGGTGGTATCCGTTTCATCACCCCGCCCGATTGGACCGATGCCCTTGCAGGCGTTCGAGTAACAACCGAGGCTGAGGACGCTGCCGGTTACGGCGACGCTTCAGGCTTGACCGCTCCTAAGCCATGCGTCCACGTTGACTGCCCACCAATTGAGGAGTGCCGCGTTGACGCTGTCTCCCAGTGCGTGGAGTTCGGCAACTTGAACTACCGGGTATTCCCCGAGCAGGTTGCTGCTTTCCTTGAAGACCTCGCAGTGGCCTTTACGTCCACCAAGGAGATCTTCTACCTTGACGCCATCGACGCAACGTCTACCGCTGTGACCCTTGGTTACGGTGGTCAGACTTACGGTGCAACCCGTACTTCTACCCTGTCGATTCTGTCTCTTGCTGCGAACTACCGCCGCCGTCAGCACATGGCGATCAACGCAGTGTTGACGCTTATGCTGCCGTCTTGGTATGTGGAGTTCATCAAGTCTGACATGGTGAACGATCATGCTCTTGGCATGAGCTTCCTGAACGCTGGCGAGGCTGAGGTGACCGCATGGTTGGCTTCTAACAACCTTGATGTCGTCTGGTACTACGACAGCGCTACCGGCGCTGGTCAGGCTTTCAATGACGCTCAGGGTGCTAACGCACAAAACATGTTCCCTGCGACTGTTGTTGCTTACCTGTTCGCTCCCGGCACTTATGTCCGTCTTGATGGCGGAACGTTGGATGTTGGTATCGTGCGGGATTCAATCCTCAACGGGACTAACGATCTGCAAATCTTCTCTGAGCAGTGGGTTCAGGTTTGTCAGGTTGGTCTTGAGTCGATCCGTCTTGAGTTGGAGCTTTGCCCAACAGGTGTTGGTCCTGTCGGCACCTCCGATTACACCGATTGCTCACGCGGCTAATCGGGTTTGTTGTTCGGGGAGGGGGTCGGGAAACCGGCCCCTTTTCCGCGTCTGGGCTTATGTTTGTTTGTTAGGGTGGGGGGATGAAGATCGCTGCTGTGACCCCGTGCTACCCGCCGGGATCGCGTGTTGGGTCGTGGCTTTCAACGCATGAATGTTTGAGGGTGCTTCTAGCAGCCGGTCATGATGTTGTGGCGAACCCGATGATGGTTGATAACCCTAACGAGTATGTCTTGGATGGTATTCGTGTTGTTCCCGGTGCTGTGCGAATGGAAGAAGTTATCGGCGGCGCAGATGTAGTCATCTCGCATCTAGGCGATCCCGGCCACGCGCACCGCACGGCTATCGCTCTTGGCATCCCATCCGTCCGCATGGTGCATGGCCTAATAGGTCAAGACGCGTTACGGCAGTTAGCTGCTTACCCGCCCGCTCTTGTCGTGTTCAACTCTGAGTCCTCTGCCGCTACTGCCCGTCACCGTTGCCCGCATATTGTTGTGAACCCGATTTTTGATCGGCAGGACTTCGCGACAACACCGGGCGAGTTGGTTACGCAGGTCAACCAGTCTGATCCAAAGGGCGGCCAGATGTTTCAGAAGTTGGTTCGGTTTATGCCAGACGTTAATTTTCTTGCCGTGCGTGGCGGCTACGGGAAACAGCGCGACATGGTTGGCCGCAACGTAGAGACGCTTGCTCCCACGCAGGACATGCGCGGCGACGTGTATTCCCGGACGAGGGTGTTGTTGATTCCTTCTAAGGCTGAGACGTGGGGGATGGTTGGGGTTGAGGCGATGTGTTCTGGTATCCCAGTCATGGCTTCGCCCACGCCGGGCTTGGTTGAGTCGCTTGGCGACGCAGGCATTTTTGTTGACGCTAATAATTTCAAGGGTTGGATGTCTGAACTGAGAAGGCTCCTAGACCCCGTAGAGTGGGCCGCGGCGTCTGCTAGGTCTTTGGCAAGGGTTGCCGAGCTGGACCCCTACGAGGGCGCTGTGCGCTTCGTGAAGGCTATTGAAGGGCTTGTAGAGTGAACGTAGCGGTGATGTTCCCTTGGCGGGCTAGAGACGAACGTGTGGCCGCCTATGCCGTCACACGGGCGTGGTACGAGGTTCACGTTCCCGGAGCGAAAATAGTTGAGGTTGATACAGGCCACGAGCGGTTTAACCTTGGGGCGTGCCGCAACGCTGCGGTTGAGATAGCAACAGGGCTTGGCGCTGACGTTGTCGTAATCTCAGATGCCGACACGCTCCCGCCGCCGACGGGTTTGGCTGCTGCTATCGCTAACGCTGACGACCATCGGTTGCATATCCCGTTTACTCAGTGCATCTATGCGGGGACGGATTCACCGCCGGGGCTTGCTAACGGCGGCGTGCATGTTGTGACCCCTACAGGCTGGGACGCGATAGGCGGGCAGGACGAGCGCTTCATTGGTTGGGGCGGCGACGACGATCAACTAGTTGCTGTTGCAACTTGTTTGTCTGGTTTGGTCAGGCATCCGGGGTTGGCTGTTTCGTTGTGGCATTCTGATGCGGCGAGGGTGTGCGCTCAACCGAGTCGTGATCTTGTGAACAGGTATTGGCAGGCGGTTGATAAACCTGCTGCGATGCGAAAGTTGATTGCTGAACGATGATCCCTGCACGGCTGATCCGCACGGTTCCAACAGTGGCCTCTGATGAGGCTGAAGGTTTCTGGCGGGGAGCGTGCGGGTTGCATCCGCATTGGGACTATGTAACGTGGCGCGATCCGGTGGACCCTGAGAAGTTCCCGTTGACTTCGCCGCACTGGGCAGCGTGCAAGTCGGGGGCGCAGATGGCGGGGCTGATCCGGCTGGAAGCGTTGTGGCATTGGGGCGGCATCTATTTGGATTCAGACGTTGAAGTATTCAGGCCACTGGATAGCCTCTTGCCATATGACCTGTTTGCTACTTGGGAATCTCCGTGGTCTCTTAACGATGCGGTGCTTGGCGCGTCGGCAGGCCACCCGCTAGTGCGTGAAGCTATCTCTTTGGCGATTGAACGTTTGCCGTTGGGTGCGTTGCATTCTGGGCCAAAGGTAATCAACGACCTGTTCAGAGATAAAGCAAACGTGTTATTGCTTCCACCGCGTTCCTTCTCACCGTATTTGTGGAATGAGAAACATCGGCGGCACGAGGACCATACGTTTCATCCGGGGACTTTTGGCGCTCACCACTGGGCTAACTCGCACGGGGCGTAGCAGGTTTACTCTCCCACGGTGTTGTCGTTTGAGAGGCTAGTGTTGGGGTCTGTTCCCTGAGTAGGAGTTGGTCCTGTGGGTATTTCACCTGAAGCTGTTGTACGTCCCCCCGTTACAGAGCGGCCCGCGCATGGCCTATTAGAATCCGTGAAAGTTGTGGTTGAGCCTGATTCCCGTTGGGAAGGCGGCTTCGTTTTCCAGCCTGAGAATTGCATCATGTCTGAGGTTTGGATTCCGTGCGGCGCTGACAGCGTGTTCATCATTAGTTTGACTGTTGCTGCGACGGGTGGGACTTGGGCGTGGGATAACACTGGCAACGAGGGTGGGAGTATTTCTGATCCTATCCCGTGGGATGCGACGGCTGATGAAGTTGGCGGTGCGATTGAGCAGTCGGGTTGGCCTCCTAGCCAGTATGAGGTTCTTGGTGGTCCCGCTGGTACTTTTGGGCAAGGTCAAGTTACCCCTCTCATTATCATGTTGAACTCAAACAGTACTGATACACCGTTCCTTGGTCCGCAACCGATGGACATTGACTTGGCTGACTTTGTGGATTTTGATATTGTTCCGCTTCAGATTCCGGGCTTTCTTGAACCACCCGATGTGAAGAAGGATTATGACGGCGATCAGGCACCGTTGCAGTATCAACCGTTTGTTGTTGAAGTGCCTTACACCTGTTCGTCGTGGGGGTTTGAGGCAAACGACTATCGGGGCAAAGCGTTGCGGCAACTCGCTGCCGGTACGGGCAAGGCGATTGAACGAGAGTTCTGGACGGGCGAACTCAACCTCGCAAATATCAACTTGAGATATTGGACTCCAGCTGCGAACATCGTGAACCCCGGCGGGTGGGCCGCTCCAGTGGCCGTTAACGTAGCTCTTGGTTTAGCATTGCTTGAGCAGGCGCTTGCGGGTTGCGCGACTGGTAGCAAGGGAATGATTCACGCTCCTACGATTGTGGTTGAGCGGATGTCTCAGTGGTATCTGATCGACGACGACCCCGGTTGCGACACCGAGGAATGCCGGTTGTTGACTCGTTCACGCAACGACATCGTCATTGCTGGCGCAGGGTATGACCCGCTCGTTGGACCGTTTGCTGCTGCTAACGAACTTGCTGATACTGAGGCGTGGGTGTACGCAACAGGGATGGTCGATGTCCGCTTAGGCGAGCCAATGATTTACCCTGAGACGATGGCAGAGGCGTTGGACCGGGCGACGAACACGGTGACATATCGCGGTGAGCGTACTGCTGCGGTGAACCCTGACGGGTGTTGCATGTTTGCTGTGCTGGTTGACTTCGAGGAAGCGCTGACCTGATCGTGGCGGTCCTGTTCGATTGCTGCCCCAAGTCAATCAAAGCGCTTGCTATTCGCATCACTCCGCTTGACCTGTTTTACGGGTCGTACCTGTCGGGTGACCCGCTGATCCCGTTTCCTCCTGCGCCTACAACACCGTTTACTCGTTGGCAGATGAACGGGTTTTCTGAGCTGACCCTTTCACCCGATTACGAATCGGGCAACGAGACGCTGATGATGAACCCTGCCGCTAATAGCATCGGTGTAATTCATCGGCCACCCGATCAGATGAAAGGTTTCAATCTTGAGTTGAAACTGTGTGGGATGCCGACGATTGCAACCAAGTTGTTAGATGGTATTTCTGCCAGAAACAATTTGCTTGATGACTTCTGCGGCGATACGAGTGTTGTGGGGCAGACGTTCAATAACGACATGGAGAACGGCGGGGCTTGCGTCGGGTTCATTCTTGACCTTTGGACAAAGAACGCGGCTACAACATGCGACCCCGCAGGGAATACAACCGGCGGCTACATCCACTGGGTGCTGCCGTACACGGATCGGTGGGCGATGTCAGGCGGGTTGAACTTCAACATCGGTGCTGCCGAGTTGTCGCTCTCTGGTTACGCGAAGAAGAACCCAATGTTTTACCCTTCGATGCCCGGTCCGCTGTTCCCGTCTTATCAAGATTTTGAACCCTACGTCGGCGGTCCCACACCGTGCGTTCTACCGGCTGGTGTCGTGGCCGACTCGTGGACCGTGGCTGACATGGAACAGATCAGACTCGGCGGCGCGCTCGCGTACAAGTGTGTTGATTCGCTGCCGGGTGTGCTGGACGATTGCTCGCCGGTGCCTCAAGATGAACCGATGGTGATGATGATGAAGTCTGAGCCTCCCCCGTTTTCGATGCCTGTTGACGCTGTTAATTATTGGGTCGGGGTATGAGAGCGAAGCTTCCATCAGTGCGCGCCGATGTCAAAGTGTTGGACGGTCAGGCGTATTGCAAGTTAATAAACATGACAGGCCACTTTGTTCGGTTTAGACTTCCTAGAGCTACTGTAAAAGTGCCGGGGAATACTGTTGGCAATGTGGTAGCGGAGTTTATTGAAGGCTTCAGTATTTCAACTGAGGAAACCGGATTACTGTTTGGAGACGATGTGAAAACAACTCGTGGTGGCCAGCCTTGGAACGTGCGAAACACGATGGGCGAGCAAGCGCCTCCCCCTGTAGAGCGCCCGCTTGCAAACCCTGAACCTGTTGTTGAGGTTGAGGTTGAGGCTCCGGTTGTTGAGGCCACTGTTCAGGCCACTGTTGAGGCTGAACCCGTCGCAGAGATCGATACCGCTGATCTGACTGTTCTGGAAGTGCTTGACTGGGTTGGTGCCGACCCTAAGCGTAAAGCTGCGGCATTGAAGTCTGAGCTTGCTGGCAAAGCGCGCAAGGGTTTACTAGCAACACTGTCTGCCTAATCCTTCACGCCCGGCTTATGCTGGGTTAGAGTCCAACCAAGTCGATCCATATGGAGGGTCAGTAATGACGATTTGTTGCCCAAAGTCAATCAAGGCATGTGCGATCCGTGTCACCCGACAGGACGTAAACGATGTTGTGCTTGACCCCCTAACCCCGAACAGCCGTGTGCTTTCTTCAGGGTTCATGGAGTTGAACATGTCCCCGGACGTTGAGGACGGCGAGGACATCACTACCAAGAACGGGAACGGCGAAATCTGTATCCGCAATAAGGACTGCAACCGGCTCAAAGGTTTTGAGGTTGAGTTGAAGCTTTGCGGCATCCCGCTACCGATGATCGAAATGCTTATCAACGCAACGCTCCTTTCAGACGGCGACGGTAACTTCCTCGGTGCTGCGATGCGTAACTCGCTTGACGATCCTTGTACTGAGTCGAAGCTTCTGGAACTGTGGTCACAGAACGCAGGCAACTCGTGTGCTGTTGATGGTGTGAACTCGTCGCAGTATATTCATTGGGTTTTTCCGCTCACTAAGAACTGGGAACTTTCTGGCGGGTTGAACTACACGATTGGTGCGCTTGAGCTAACGCTTTCTGGTTACGCTCAGAACAACCCTTGCTTCTTCCCATCTATGCCGGGAGCCGAGTTCCCGTCTTGGGTTCCCGGTTTTGGCGATCCTGTTGGTCACCCCACTGGACCTGCCCCTGCGGTTCTGCCGTTTGGTATTTCTGCTGACCCGTGGTCGTTGGCCGATCAGTCTGCGATTCAGGCCGGTGGCCCTGTGGCGTGGCGTTGTGTTGATTCGCTGCCTGAAGGTATCGACGACTGCGCTTATGTGCCATCGTCTTTGGCTTCGGCATAAGAGGTTTAGCTGACGGCAGACCGCGGCAATGGTTGCCCGTCAATGCAAGCTGAAGGGGATCGCTACGGTGGTCCCCTTCTAGCTTTTTGGTCCTAGCAGGTAGGCGAGTGCTACGGCGGCTCCGATGAGGTAGAACCAGAATCCGAGCGCTTCTAGCGCGCCCCACGAGGTTGCTGCGATCATGCTGCTACTCCTTTAAGTTGTTTGGATAGAGCGGCGCAGAGGGTGTTGGCCCATGCGGTGTACTCGTTGAACTCTTTGCTGTTTGGTTCGAAGCGGTCAACGCCGCCGCAGCAGCCGTCTGCGCAGCAGCCGAGAAGAAGGTTGACCATCCCCCAAGCTGTTTCAGGGTCGCGTGTTTTTGATACGACGTAGGCGGCGATGATGTCTGCCGGGGGGGTGGTCTTGTGCTTAAAGCAGAAGTTGGCGACACGCCGTGCCTCGGTGTGGTCTTGCGTTTCGCAGACCAGCCGTCCGTCTATTTTGACTTGATACCAGTCGAAGCGCCCGTTCTTGAGCATTGCGCGTCCGTGGTTGAGCGTTACGCGTCCGTGTTGTTTGGTGTTCATGCTGCTCCTTTTTGAAGTTCGAAGATTCGAAGTTGTAGCCGTACTGATTCGCGTATCGCGTGTGCGACATGCGGGTCAAGGATGTCTGTAGCGGTTTTGCAGGTGCGGCGGTGTGCCGCTAGTTCCCGCTTGGCGGTGGCTAGTTCGTGGTTCATGCTGCGGCCCGTACTGCTCGCCGTGCGTTACGCAGGCGGCGTGCCTGTGCGGGCGTTGCTACTGCGCCCTCGTTGCGCATCAGGTTGCGGATGTCCTCTAGGAGGAATACCAGCCAGTCAAGGTCGGTGGCGTGGCCGAAACCGTTGAAGTCGATTGTGTGTATTTGTAGCAGAAGCGTCTGGCTCTGCATCAGGTCGTGTAGTTGCTCTGCTGTTCTCATGTAGACAACCGTACTACAGGGCTGGGACAGTATCAAACCAATATCAAATATTTCTTCAGATTTCTTTTCGTCCACCTGTAGCGATACACTCGACGGCAGTAGCACATCCGCTACGCCAAACAGAAAGCAAACATGTCAACACCAGAAGAGCAACCCATCGTTGGACTGAAAGAGATCGGCCCGCTGCTAGAAGTAGACGGGCGCACCCCGCACGCTTGGCACTACAGAAAACTCCTCCCCGTCCCGGACTACGCATCGATCAACGGCATCCGCGCGTGGGACCGTCAGACCATCGTCGACTGGGCCGCTGAAACAGGTCGCCTACCAGAGAGCCTCCGCGCTGAAGCAAACACCGACGTGACCATTCCCCGTGGCGGCAAGAAAGCCAAGGCCGAGAATATTGCTGCGCTGACCGGAGCGGGTTTGATCGCTGTCAACATCGACGAGAACGTCCGGTTCAGTTTGTGAGCGCGCTCGTATACGCAGGACTGATCCTCGCCGCCTACAGGATCACTCGTTTCTTTGTGCGCGACTCGCTCATCGGTTTCAGTTTGGAATCCGAATCAAAGATGTCGCAGCGGTTAGACGAGTTCTGTTACACCCCTGACGGCGGCAACCGAAACTGGGTCCGTGGATTCATTGGCGACTTGCTGACCTGCGTCTGGTGTCTCGGCATGCACGTTTCGTGGATTCTGGTTTGCGTCTGGTTTCGTGCGTGGCCGTGGCAACTCGGTGTCGACGGATGGATAAGCGCGTTCGCTGTTGCGGGCGGCGCTGGTTTTATATCCTCTCGGATGAATGCGTAATGCCTGATCCGGTTGAGCTGCACCACTGCCACCAGTGCGGGGCTGGGGTGTTGCCGGGAATTGATCACGATACATACGACGAGAAAGATGGCGAGCGGTGGTGGTGTCCAGAACATTGCCCGCAGTGCTTGGAGACATCTAGTGGCGATTGATTTAAGAACTTGTCCGGTCGCTCCAAACAATGGAGACGAGGGTTGCCACTGGTGTGGCGGGTGGTTGAACGCGAGACAAACCCGCTGGTGCAGCCCGTTGTGCATTTCCAAATATCGGCGGCACCATGTTTGGAAGTACGCACGACCCGCAGCTATGAATCGCGACAAGGTTTGTGTTCACTGCGGGACGGACGAGGAGCTAGAGGTCAACCATATTGTTCCGTTAGCGGGTCGGCCACGGACGGAGTCCTGTATCCACCACCAAACCAATCTTGAGGTGTTGTGCCATACCTGCCATGTTCAGGTGACGCATGCGCAAAGAAAACGTGGAGAGTTTCCCGGACTGATTTTCGATAAGAAGGAACCGCCACCTGCTGGCAACACCCTCTTTTAATATCTCAAATAAGCGGGTGGGACGCATAGGGGGCCAAGCCCCCTGCGTCTACCCGCCGTGCAATACTCAACCCATGCCTAACGAGATGGTCGACGCACAGAGAGATATGTCCGCACTGATGGCCGCTGTACTCCAGAAAGATTGGGACGGCTTCATTTTAATGGTCGAAGGGCTTACCGAGTCTGAAGCGAAAAACGTGACAGTCGCGACAATGGGTTTTCTCGGTCAAGCGATAAGAGACTTTGCAAACCACGCTGATATGGAACCGTTAGATTTCTGGTTGGAAGCAATGGCGGGTAACCACCCTGAAGATCCGTCGGGGTGAATGTAGGCTAGGAGTGTGGCCGCTCCTCCTCCCCCGCCGTGTTCCCAGTGGACTACACCCGAGCAGGTTCGTTTGTGCTGCACGGGGTTGGACCCTGACTACGATCTGACCGAAGCGATACAGTTCGCATCGGAGATTCTGTTTCGACTGTCCGGGCGGCGGTGGCCGGGAGAGTGCAACCGGACGGTCTACCCGTGCGCAGGCGACAACTGTGGATGCAAAGGAGACACTTGGTCGTGGTTCGCAGCATCCGGCTGGGGTTGGGCGTATGCGGGGTATCCGTCGTTGCCGTATATGGTCGCTGGCGGGTGGGTAAACAAGTGGGCAGGCTGTAAAGGTATCTGCCATTTGGACTGCGTCGACTTGCCGGGAACGGTTGACGAGGTAACACAGATTCTTATTGACGGGGTCGCGCTTGACCCGTCGGCTTATAAGGTTGAGGCGTACAAACGTGTCTGCCGTGTCGATGGCGGTCACTGGCCTTGCTCAAACCATCTCGGTGCCGAGCAGTGCGAAACAACAGACGAGATCGTTGAGGTTGAGATAACGGCCACTGGCGGCGACTGGGAACTATCGCTTGACGGTGTAACGGGAATATTCGATTCAACACTCTCTGCCGCAGATTTAGCTACAGCAATCGATCTGGTCTTCGGACCGGGAACGGTTGAGATCGTTTCCGGTGGACCGGGAACAGTGGCCCCATACCTGATTGCGTTTGCTAACGCTGTTGCGGGGTTGCCTGTCGTGGCTGTAGCGGACGTATCTCTAGCGGGGCCAGACCCCGCAGTGGCCGTGACCATCATTGAGGCGGGCTGTATAGCGGGGCTTGGAACGTGGTCGATTAGTTATACGCAGGGGTCGCTACCTCCTCCGGGCGGGCAGTACGCAGCAGCAATGTTTGCTTGCCAGATCGCTTTGAACCGTTGCGGCGGCGACGGGTGCATCCTCCCGCAAAGGCTGAAGCAGATAACGCGTGAAGGTGTATCGATGGACTTTGGCGACCCGCTGGACTTTTTGGACAAAGGGCAGGTTGGGATTTACGAGGTGGACTTGTGGTTGAAGTCCGTTAACCCTGCTGGGCTGCAACGGCGTGCGGCTGTCTATCGGGCTGACCACCGTAAACCAAACACAACGTGGACGTAACCAGTGGCCTGCGACCTTCTTGAGCCTGCGTATATCAACGAGGTGCTGCAACTCGTCGTTGACGATCTTTGTGTTGCCCTAGAGGAATGCACTACGGCGGGCGCGCCTGAGTCGTGTTTTATTTCGTGGACCGCGCCGCCGGATGACTGCTGCAACTTCCTAGCGGTGTGGATGGATGAGCTATTGCCGACAGCGGGCTTCCCTGCGGTAAATAACAGCGACCCGTTCCAGTGCGGGGTATTACGCATGATGCGGGTAAAAGCCCGCCTAGTGCGCCCCTGTTGGCCTGTCGTGCGAGATAACGCCCAGTCCCCGTTCCCGTCTGCGGGTGAGATGCAAGCGGCGGCTGAAGAACTTTTAATTGATTCGAACGTAGTTTGGTGCCGTCTCGTTTCTGCGTTTGCAAATAACTTCTACAACGTAAACGAAAGAGACTGTCTGTTGTCGATGATCGGTGATCTGCGTCCCGATAAACCACGAGGCGGTTGCGCGGGGTTCACGGCGACGTGGATGATGGAACTCTCAAACTGTAGGTGCTGACATGCCAACAAAATTCACGCTCAACGAACAGGCCATCGCGGGTCTAGTAGCGCCAACAGGAATGGTCACCGAGTACTTGCGAGGTTTGGGAAACCAAGTCGCTGCCGTGGCCAGTGCAACCGCCCCGGTAGATACAGGCAAACTCAAATCTTCAATTTTGGTTACCGAGCGGTCTGCCGGTCGCAACGGAACAGCGATTGAGGTATCGGCCAACACCCTCTATGCCACATATGTGAATAGGGGAACACGGCCCCACGTCATCATGCCTAAGAAAGCAAAGATGCTCCGCTTCCCAAATAAGGCTGGCGAGATCGTGTTTGCAAACAAGGTCAACCATCCGGGGACAAAACCGCAGCCTTTTATGCTCAACGCAATGCTCGCTGTTATCAGGTAACATCATCGTGTTACCACTAGCAAACATGGAGCAAACATGGCTGATGAAGTAGTTGCCACGAGTGACGTATTGGAATCTCTTGCGGCTGAAGCCG